ATGAACCAAAACATATCCACCCTCCTGAATAATCATTTCATTGCAGGTAAAGTTTTGACCTGGCTTGATTTCAAGAATGAGCGATGGGTTTAAAACGTAATAGCCGTTTGCAATGTATCCGTTGTTGCGAGTCGTTTCCCAACCATTGTCATACAACAAGTCAAACGTATCGTCAACAATGCAGTTCGTAAAGGTTGTTGATGTAGTCCCGGTATAGTTAATCTTTAAGATTTGACCATCCGTTGTTACAGTATAAAAATATCCATTTGTCGCAAACCCGGTCGTAGATGCAACCGTACAAGTTCGTGTACCTGTCCACTTGTATACGTTACCGGAGTTCCACGTTGTTCTACGGCCAACAACATAAACTTGGTCAGCAGCACTTGGCACAACGCCTCCCGCCCAAGTGGACGATGCGTTTGGATTTGCGTTTACTTCATACCCAACACCATCGTTGCGATTACTGTAGATTGTTGCCATCCAACTTGTTGTTTAACGCATCAATGATTTTTGAAACAAAGTATATGTCATCAGATTTCTGACGCTTAATGTGGTCTTCCGTTTTTTCTTCATCCATCTCATCACGCTCTACTTGTAATGAGTCACGTAGATTTTCCAGATCATCAATGTTTACATTTCCATTGAACGTAGCTGTAGCAATCTCACCATCGTATTCAAATGGCAAGGTTGTTATAGCAAGTCCAAGAAGTTGAATGCTCTCTGATAAGTTAGACATCGTCTTTTTCTGTTTCAAGTTTTGGTATGTCTTTTCGCTCTGCCTGCACAAAGTAAAAAAACTCAATATTTTTTGCTCGTGACTTTACAACGATTCTATCGTCACAAATAGCATCAACCCACAACAATTGGCTTTTGCCAATCGCTGTGAGTTGAACTGTGATTGTGTCTACATTTATAAGCCACTTCCATTCTTCTGGAAAGTGGATTACTCCATTTGAAGTTCCACGAACAAACACCGAATGTTCTGGGCCTTCAGCCACACCATACACAAGCCTTTTATTTGGCTTGGTAAGGTGCTTGATGCTGAATGACTTTTCAATGGCCTCAAGGATGCCGTCAATGTTTATGTTTGTTAGAAACTTAATCATACTCAAAAGTAGTGATTAGTATGCTGCCCAACCAACAAAACGAATTGCGTTTACACCGGGCGCACGGCTAAATGTAACAGTGGCGGTGGTTGTCGAAGTACGAGCAACATCTGCATAAATGGTGTCATAAGTTGCTGCATCATACAGCTGAATAATCAGATCACGTGTTCCCAAGGCGTGAGTAATTACATATGATGTATTTGTAGCATCTCCAAATGTTTGAACGTGCTTGTGTTTGCTGATTTCACCAACAACACCAATTTCAGTAAGTGACCACGATACGTTTGCGCTACCATTAAATGTCTTGCCAGTAGAGCCAATAGTTAATGTACGGGCAGTAGTCAACGTAGCAGCACTACCGCTTACGCTAATGCCCCAGGTGCCATTTTCGTGTACTGCACGATACCAAGGCATATTGGTGGTTCCAACTACATCGGTAGACTTAAATACGTTGGTAAAGTAAAAACCGCCATTTGTCGCACCCTCATCAACAGCAACAATTGCGCTATCAATTTCCGTAGAGCCATCAGCAGCAGTTGAACGAGTCCAAGCACCTGTTGCGACAATGTAAATACCATTTTCACGTTGTGCTGTTTGGCTCTTTACAAGAACACGATTTCCTGCGACAAGAACAACCGTATCAATTGTCTGAATACCAGACAAGGTAATATTACCCGTAGTAGCAGCACGAACCGACTTCTTATAGTTAGATGTCGGGAATAGGGTGAGGTCTTGCGCTGCAAGTGCTACGTTAGGAGAATATCCCTCTCCTGCCGTTCCCGTTACAACAATACCACCATTACCCGTTAGTCCGCCAACGTAGTTACCCGTGGTGTCAGTACCAAGTGCTACAGAGTTAGCAGCAATAGTGGCAGCGATGCTAATGTTTCCAGATCCATCAAAAGATGCACTACCCGTAACGTCACCACTTAATGCGATACTGCGAGCCGTAGCAAGTTTGGTAGCCGTGGCAGCGTTACCGCTAATTCCAATAGCCCAAGTCCCGTTCTCGTGAACGGCACGATACCAAGGCATATCGGTAGTGCCTACTACGTCTGTTGACTTGAATACGTTGGTAAAATAGTAACCTCCGTTAATTGTTCCTTGGTCAACTGCTACAATTGCGCTATCAATCTCGGTTGAGCCATCTGCTGCTACAGAGCGAGTCCAAGCCGTTGATTTTACAAGATAAATGCCGTTTTCACGAGCAGCAGTCTGACTCTTAACCAATACCCGGTCATTGGCTACAAGGGCAACGCCATCAACGGTTTGCAGACCGCTTAACGTAATGCTTCCGGTTGTTGCAGCCTTAACCGACTTCTTAAAGTTTGATGTTGGGAAAAGAGTAAGGTCTTTTACCGCAAGGGTAGTAGAGAGAATTACGTTTGAACTGCCATTAAACGATACCGTAGGCGCAGTTACATCACCGGAAAGAGAGAAGTTGCGAGCAGTAGCAAGGGTAGTTGCAGTACCTGCGTTGCCTGCGATGTTTGCTTGCCAAGAAAGCGACCCTGCGGTTGCACCTGCGGTAAGAACTTTCCCGCTATTGGTTGTTCCCGTTGCAGGAACGTGGAGGTTTCCATCACCCGTTGGGTGAGAGTAGTTATTATATTCCGTAGAAATCGGAATATTGTAGTAGGTGCTTCCGTTGTTGGTGAACTCCCAACGGTCGCTTGTTTCGTTCCAACGCAGCGTAGTGGTTGTACCCGTTCCACGCTTAACTTCAATACCTGCGTTTTCTGATGGGGCTACGCTGCCTATGTCTGCATTAAGGGTGATGATGTTATCACCAATTTGCAAATCAGTTGTATTTACGTAAGTGGTAGTACCTGTTACTGTTAGGTCAGTACTAATTACAATTGCACTTCCGTTATATGTGATAAGCGAGTTCTTAAACTGCTTGTTAATTCCATCATAAAGAGGAATTGTTCCATCGGTAATTTGGTCAATGTTAGCAAGGCTAACCGTTGCTATACCACCTGCCAATGCTACCGAGATACCATCACCTGCTGCAACATCTTCAATGTCACCACTTACAGGCTTCCACGTTGGGGTTGCTCCACCAGCGGTACACAAGAAGATTTGACCTCCGTTGTAATAGATTTGTCCCTCAACAGGGTTTGATGGCGCTGTGCCTAAAGGTTGAATGACTGCATTTTGCAGTTCATTTTTATTTAGGTCAATGTGGTTTAGGAATTTTACTGCCATAATTAATTAAGATAAGCCTTTCCGGAGAAAGTTCCACTAAAATATACAATAATTTGATTGATTGTTACATATGAAATGTCGCCAATGACAACACTCCCTGCGGAGTCAACAACCATTACCGATGGATATTTACCAAGGTTATGATTGATTGTCCAAGTGTTTGATGCTACTGATTGAGTGTGTGTATACTCAACTGCTCTATTTTTCCAAGTGGAAGTGGATGAGTCATAACGAATAGAATCTCTATTGGAAGGATCTGTTATTGAAACATCGTGCAACTCCCCTAACTCGAATCCATTCTGAATATTAATAACCATTGACCCTGCCGTTGGGTGTGAGCGTGTAACAACGCCCAAGAACACGGCATGGTTTGGTGTTTGCGGTGGAACTGATATCATTTGACCCGCAACTGTGTTAAGCCACATATTGGTTCCAGCTACAACCTCTGATGTGTCAAGAGTATGGATTGTGCCAAGAACTGTTACATAACCATCAGACTCGTGAGCAATATTGCCATTTACAATACCAAATGTCTTTGATGATGTACCCTCTGATGTCGCAGATGCGAGGGCTATAGTCGGTCTGTTTCCGGTGGAACCATTTAAATAAATAACGCTTCCGTTTGGAATGAGAGAACCGCTATTGTTTCTTACGGCAATGTCAATGCGTTCCGCCTTATCTACTACTCCATCGTTATCTGTGTCGTATGTAGCACGAAGCATGAAATTACCAGCACCTCCGCTTATTCCAAGGTCGGCAGCAACGTCAGACGTTAGACGACTAACTACTCGTCCGTTCTCATCAACAGTAAGGTAAACATCAGCCACACTTGCGCTAACATTTGGGGAGACAAATACGTCATCCTCAAAGTGCTTTTCGCCCTTGATAAATTGATTACCAAGGGTCCTAACAAATGTTTGAATATTCTCTAATCTATTCACAAGTTCCAGTTACGGAGTTTGATGGATAAAATACTGAAGAATTATACGTGTCGTCCTCGATAAACAGATCATTATTGCTTTCTTGAGCCTTTGCCAAAAGCGTGGCATCAGATTTAATATAATTTACAATTCGTTTGTTTATATATTCAATCTTTGGGTCAATAGCATTAGTCAATGAATCAAGAGATGAATTATCAAGAGAGGACTCCTCGTTTTTGGTTTTACCAACTCCTGTACGTATTAGCGCAATAGTTGTACGTACTGAATATAAACACAAACTATATTTTACGAGTTTAAAAAGGCCCAATTCAATTTCCGTTAGGTTTTCGTCATAAACCTTTTGCTCCAGATCATCATACAAAGATGAGCCAAGGAGGTCTTGGATTGATGTTAATTGCTCAAGGCTAATTATTGACAAGAGGTTTGCCCTATCAAGCCGTTTGGGCATTGGATAGTTTTGATAGATGTAATTGTCATCTATGAATATTACCTTAACCATTGTTCTTGGGTTGAGTTATGTCGGTTGTATTTGCTCCCTTAATTGCCTCAAGATTGATCTGTTCTTCAATGATTGACAATTCAATCTTTTCATAATTAACCGTAGATAAAACACGATTAATTGCATCCATTAACATTTGACGATTAGGCAACGTCTCCGTAGCACGGAAGATTTGATATGCGGTCACAAGTTCGTTTCCGGTTCCACCAAGTTTTCCAGCGACCATAACGCCAAACAATGTTGGAGATGTCACGTTGTGAGCCGTAAGAATCTTTGAGTCATTAAGGCGAGCAAGAATATCAACAGTCTTGTCAAGGTTATTGACATCAAGAGCCTTGAACTCGGGAGCCTCGTCTTTAGACTTTACCCAAGACACAATAACTGGCTCTGCCTCCGAGCCGACAAAAGAAGCCTTGAATTTTTCGTACTCCTCACGCTTTTGCTCATTGCTCATGTTACGTCCAATAAACGTAGCGAGAACCTTTGGTGTGAATGAATTTGCTGCGGAGTTACGGATATGCTTTCCAAATTCAAAGTCAGCATTGATAAAGTGAAAAGCAGAAATATAGTTTGGTATTCCGTAGTAAGAGTTGCCGCTATATGGGTTCTTTACGTATATGATTTGTTCACGTGTCTTATCGTACTTATCAAACGCCTTAACCTTAATTGGGGCGTTGTCTTGCATTGATGCAGCCATATTCCCGAAGCGCCTACGAACGATATAATGCGTAATTTTACCATTTACAGGCTCTGCCGCCCGGACACCTTTTATGTCAAGGGAACGGAACTCTACTAATTTTGTGTGGTCTTGATTCCATTTAACATAGAATGCGAATGCGCCATGTAGTTCGTATTGAAAGGCTGCGTGTACGATTTGCGAATACAAGCCTTCAGATTTCCCAGCGCAGTTTGCAATGAATGCCTTAATCTCCGCTTGTTTTGCAGGTGTTTTATAGGCATCAATATTGTAATCAATATTTCTTCCAGAAACCATCTTTGATTTCTTCGTAACAATCCCCGAATGAACCGGAGACTGCTTAAACATTTTTTCCAATATAATAGAGAAGTCGTCTCCAGCACCAAACTTGATGTAATCGCCAA